GAAGAAAAAATACTACTAAAAGATTATCAATTTGCACTCAATTACTACAAATTGTGGGAAACCTCTAAATTGTCACAATATGTTGGGCCATCTTTTTGTATAGTGGCTTTCGGTGCTTCGCTACCCGGGCAGCATCTCCTATAAGGAGGTGATGTTCATGGATCCACAAACCGTAATAGCCGTTTGCGCTGTCTTTAGTGTTGTATTGGCGATTGTTTGTCTGAGTAAGGATCGGTAGCGAACAGTAAGAATTTGGGTAAGAAAAACCCCGCGAGCTTTTGCAGGGCATGCGGGGTTGACTAGCTGAATGATGCTGCCCGATACGGCGGGGCACCATTTCTTTTTATACCGTAAACGGTACATAAATCACATTACAACAATGCCACCAAGAATGGCAGAGAAATTATATAACTTTTACTATTCATTTTTCTAATTAGTGACACCTACATCACTATAAATACTGCAAGAAGGCTTAACCCTTTCCCTTCTTGCGTCCCTCCTATTTTCCTCTTTAGGGAACACTGAACAGGCAGAGAGTCGTATCCAGTAATGGTGCGGCTCTCTGTCGTTATAGGTGACACTGCACCAATACTGCTAGCTGTAGGGGTCAAGTCCTACGATAATCTCCCTTCTGAATAGTCAGTCCACCTCCTCGGGCTGGCTATTCTTATCTTGTGCGTGACACGTAGCCGATTATGCACTCATGGAACTTACCCCTAAACAAGCAAAATTTATCGACTGCGTGGTGTCGGGAATGACTTATTCCGATGCATACCGCGCTGCATATAACTGTGACCGTATGAAACCAGAAACGGTAAACCGAAAAGCGTTCGAACTAATAGAAAACGGCAAGATAGCGGCACGGATAGAAAATGCACGTGCTGAAGCAGCTAAAAAAGCTCAATGGAGCCTGGATTTAGCCGTAGAACGCGTGAGAAAGCTCAATGATGAAGCTGTGTCCGATCTTGAGAAAGACGGGCTTTACAAAGGCTCTCCTGCCGTCAAAGCGCTAATCGACTCAACAGCCCTGCTTAACCGCATGACAGGTATTGATAAGCAAATTGTAAAAGCTAATACCGATGCTGAAGATGTGCGAGTGCTAGTTCCTCCATATGATATGTCGGCTAACATATCGCCTACTTTCTGCGAAGTATCCCGCGCCATTGATTTAGGTAAGGCAAACCGCATCATGCTCAAAGGTGGTCGTGGTTCTACTAAGTCAAGCTATGCCTATCAAAAGATCTTAGATGTGTTCCTGCATCGGCCTCATGCTCAATGGATTTGTGGCAGACGTTACGCTAATACCTTGCGCAGGTCTTGTTTCGCAAACGTACTGTGGGCCATTGCTAAGCGCGGTATGACAGTAGGCAAACCTGGTGAAGGTTGCGACTTCGATAAGACCACCTCGCCTATGGAGATTACTTACAACAAAACAGGGCAAAAGATTTTGTTCTACGGGCTGGACGAACCTGAGAAGCTTAAATCAATTACCTTTGAGGATCCAAAAGCGAAAATCGAGCTGTTACTGCTTGAAGAATACAACCAGCTTGCATGCGCAGAAGATGCTCGTAATGTTCGCCAATCAGTCTTTCGTAGCGACTACTCGCTTGAGATCGATGTATACAATCCATCTCCTGATGATATGCAGTGGACTAACCAGGAAGCACGCATTGAAGAACCTGGCAAGCTGGTGCATCACTCTAGCTATTTGGACGTGCCTGAAGAATTCATCGGCAAACGCTTTGTTGAGCAAGCAGAGCAACTTAAAGCAATCAATGCTAAAGCCTACGCTAATGAGTACATGGGAGAAGAAACAGGCCTTACTGGTACGGTATTTGAAAACGTGGTGGCGCAGTCCATTACCTACGAAGATAGACTGCAGCTCAAATGGATCCGTTGTGGCGTTGACTGGGGCTATCAGAACGACCCGTTTGTGTGGCTTATGGTTGGCTACGACCGCAAGACGCGTATGCTCCACATCATTGATGAAGTGTTTAATACCGAGACTCTAGACGAGGCAAACATCAATGAAGTCAAACGCCACTTAGTAGAACGAGACGATAAAGGTCAACCAATCTATACCAATGAGGGCAAACCTGTTTACAACAAACACAGGCCACAAAACGAAATACGAGCAGATGCTGCAGCACCTAAAGATATAGCCACGTGGCGGTATGCTGGCATGGCAATTATGGGCGCATCTAAGCGCGTGCCAGTAGATGACGGCATTCGATGGTTGCAAAAGCGGAAAGCCATCGTGATTGATCGCGAACGCTGCCCTCTAGCCTTCCAGGAATTCAGCAGATACCGAGCCCTTGAAGATGACGAGGGCAAATTCAAAGGATATCCAGACAAAGACAATCACACGATCGACGCGGTTCGCTACGCCGTATTTGATCTGATCGCTGATCCCGATATGCCTTAAATCGAAAGGATTTAGAAAATGGACAAAGCACTCAACAGCGCAGCAAGTAAATGGTTTAAAAGTTTAGGTTATGATAACGCCGACCTGCATACTCCAATGGATCCGTATATTACGAAATGGTGGAGTTATATCCAGCAAGAAGGCAATCCCTTTTACTGGCTTGAAGAACCTGATAGCCAGAATCCAAAGCAGAAGAACAAGATCAAGGTACGCAGTTGCACACCTGCTTCCATGGTCTGCGATGATATGGCTGGCTTGATCTATAACGAGACCGCCTCGATATCGCTTGACGCTATTGATGACAAAACTACCGTTGGCTGGCTAGATCAGTGGTTAGACATAACCATGTGGCATGATCGAGCACCCTTAGCTATTGGTCGCATGTGTTCTACTGGCACCGCTGCATGGGCACTTCATGTTTCAGGATTCACCGAGACGGGTAAGTCGCCAATGCTTAAGGTTCGCCCGATGCGCTACGATGCCCGCTCCATCATCCCACTATCCTGGGAAGCAGACGATTGTATAGATTGCGCATTCTTGGCCACCGTCTATATTCATGGCAAGAAGTGCAGCCAGATCGAAGTGCACCAGCGCGGTGACGATGGCAATTATCAGATCTATTGCGGTTTTTTCGATGATACGGGCAAACAATTTGTGCCAGCAGGTTATCTCGATTCCAATACCAGCGTAAACACTAAACAGCCCTACCCCACGTTTAGCCTTATTCGCCTAGCCTTCGACAATCCATACTGGGACTACAGCCCAATGGGGGTGGCATTGTTCCACGATGCTATCGATGCCTTGCAAACTGTTGACTTGGCGTTTAACAACTTGGGTGATGACTTAATCATGGGTCGCAAGCTGTTAGCACTGCCGGAGTCAATGCTTACCAAAGATGAAAACGGCAATGCGCAGGTGCCTATGCTTTCTGGTAAGCGATTCTTCCTGGGTGTTAAAAGCAACACCTATGATGACAAAATGGGCGTGTATGAATACAACCCATCCCTTCGCGTAGACGAGAATCGTGAAGCGTTATCGACTGCTCTGCAGATGCTGGGTAAGCGAATCGGCTTTGGCATTAAGGCTTACGCGCTTGATGACCAAGGTGGCATTACTACCGCCAAACAGGTAGCTGCAGACAACTCGGAAATGATGCGTGCCGTGCGACGTCACGAGCACATCATCAAGCCAGCTATCCAATCCTTGCTTACTGCAGCTTGCGGAATCTACCGCGAACTAGGTACCGCGAAGCTAGAAGACATTGCAGGACAAGTAAACGTAGTCCTGGGCGATTCGATTATGCAAGACGACGATAGCTTGCGTGAGCGTGACCGTGCTGATGTAGCGGCTGGATTGCTGGAGCCGTGGAAGTATATGGTTCGTTGGCAAGGCTACACCGAAGAAGAAGCTAAAGCGGTGCAAGGAGTAAATGACGAGAGTGCACTAGATATCCCTATCGAGGCGTAATGTATGGCTCTCACGGAAAAACAGATTGACGATTTGGTAGAGGCAATCCTGCACGGTACTCAAGAAAAGTACGTGCAGGATATGAGCGATCTTATGGTTGACCATCTTGCGCAAGGCTTTGCAAAGCTCGGTGATGAAGCAGCATTGCAGCAGTTAGCTGAAATCTTTCCGAACCAAGCACAGACAATCCTAGCCAAATACCAGGACGCTATCAGCGACGAAGTACATACAGAAGTAGAAAGTGCGCTCAATGACTCCGTAGCAGCCGACCTTGATCAACTAAAAAAGATCTATGGCCAAGAACGAGCTGACGTTGCTGAAGCTTATTTTGCTATGGGCGCAACGGCTCACTTTGCCGCGCTAGCCAAAGCAACCGCCGATCAAATCGCCGATATTGTGCACAGACAAAACATATTGATGGAGCAGCAAGCCGAAACTAAGTGGTATCAGGTATCTCAGGATGCCATTAACGCAGTAGTGCTCGGCACCAAGCCGACCGAAAAGGCGCTTGCTGATGGCGTTGTTGATCTGATGAACGCTGGCATCATGGTCATTGATTATGGGCGCGATGGTAAGGCTATCGTGTCAAACATGGCTGATGTTGCCATGCGACGCCACATAGTAAGCCAAGTAAGTCAAGTAGGCGGGCAGATGTCGCTAGAAGCTATGCAAAGCTATGGCCATGAGTTCGCGATTACTTCTGCACACTTCGGCGCGCGTCCTTCTCACGCTCGCTGGCAAGGTCTGCCAGGCTGTATGTCGGGCGAGAAAACAGTGGATGGCACCACTTACCCAGACTTCTACGAGCTGACGGGTTACATGGGCCTACGTGGCCCTAACGTAGCTTTGGGAGATAGGCTCAAAGGCGTTAACTGCAGACACAGTATGCATCCCTTCTTTCCTGGCATAACAGAGCTGCCAGATCGTGAGTTTAAGGAAGCGCAAGCTAAATACGGCAAGAGCAGCGACGAATACTATGCAGATCTGCAGCGCCAGCGAGAACTAGAACGCAGAATCCGCAAGACCAAGCGCGAAATAGTTGGTCTAGAACGTGCTGGCCTCGGCTTAGAAAGTCCTACCTACGTGCAGAAGCGTCTCGTGCTAGGCAAACAACAGCGCACGCTGAACAAGCATTGCAAAGACAATAAGCTGGTGCGCCTGTATAACCGCGAGAAGGCCTACGGTGTAAGCAGCCAACCGAGAGCGCTGAAGAACTATTCATATTGGAGCAGAGGAACACGGAGCGGCTACAGGATAGAAGATTTGTCTTCATTTGAAAGAAAATATCGCGGTACTACAGGTCGTGAAGTAGGCATGGCTTTTGACAAAGATGGAAACGATATTTTGTTCATTGATGGAAATGAGGGCCATTCGATAGAGTTCACAAAACCTAATGGATACAAATGGTCTGATCTTTCTTTTGCTCATACTCATCCTGATGAATACGGTGGAACATTTTCGCTTAGCGATGTATTTTTCTTAGCTGACTCAGGGATTTTAGGATTACATGCTGTATGCCGTGAAGGAACTTACTCGCTTATTCCCAACCAAAAAACTAAGCCTCGAACGTTCGTAAAAGCATACGAAGATGCTTTTTTCGATGCACTTGATAAGTATGGTAAAGACCTTATTTCTATCAGGCGTTTTATGCATTCTTGGCTTCTAGATAACTCTTCAAAATATGGATTTAAGTATAGCTTTAAGAGGGTATAATTAATTCATGGAAAAGAACGCGTATTACATAAACGAAGACCCTGATTATTTGTATGCTCTCGCTATTGTGCACAGAGGGAAGCACAAAAATGAATCAGATGATGAAGCAGCTAAACGCGTGCTGGATAAGCATTTATACGCAATATGGTTAAAAGACAAAGAGACTCGCCAAAGGGTTGAAAGTTAAGACGCGACCTCGCATTAAGCGGGGTTATTTTTTTATTAGTTTATCTAGTGATTTTGCAATCTTAGCAAGAGACATCTCAATATTAGTTGAATCCTTAACCGTCGCAGTAAATGAATGTACGTTAATTGGATAAGTACTGCTGCCAGTCTCTTTGGTTGTAATAGTGACTAAAGCATCTTCGTTTTGTAATTCTATTAATATAGGAAATGATCCAATAAATGTTCTTCTAACTCCTCCTGGCTCAAGAAAAGCAATTTCCTGATCTAAAAAATCTGTAACGATATCTTTTAATTTCGGATCAACAGGTAGATTTTTACTTGCCATCATTTTTATTTCTGTAGCTGGCTCCGTGCCTATGTTCTTCACCACAAGATGGCAAGCAAGTCCAGCTGAAGGAGCAGGTTCTAAATACGCAATAACGCAAGGACTAAACGTCTTCTTAAATGTTGCTTTAGCTATACGTGCCTGCCAACACGAAAATACCGCTGCGCAAATAGCAATCACAGCCATAGCAATCGAAATAACCAGTGACACATCCACGATTCTTCTCCTATCAAATTAGGGAGGACTTGACATGAAAAATCTTATCGAAAAGCTCACTGATCCAGAAGGCGCATGGGAACGATCAGCTTTAGCATTGGGAATCTGTATTGGATCTACTATCTGCCTTATCCTTCACGTAATTTCAATGGTTGCTGATTAGTTTGAACAAACAACTTCCAGAACACCTAACTTGCGCAACTTGCTTATTTAGTACCGATCCTAATGAAGACGGCTTAGTTGAATGCCGTCGTTTCCCTCCTGAAACCTGGCAGCTAGACAATGGCGAGATTCTACAAGTGCGCCCGTTGCTGTATCCAACTAACGGATGCGGGGAGCACTTCAACGCTCCTGGAGAAAGTCCAGAAGAGCATACCGAGTGACACCGCATCGATACTCCAACCATCGCAAGAGCCAAGCGAAGAGGCTCACCTCGCACGCCACAAGCGAAGAGTGGCACCACCAAGCGGGCAGAGAAGCCCGAATCAAACTCGATGGAAGGAGCAAATATGGCAGATACAGACAACGGCACACAGCAGGGTGCTGGCGATCCAGGACAGCAAAGCACCAATCCCTCACCAGACAATGGTGCACAACAAGGCGGCCCTAAAGGTCAGCCAGATGAAGGTCAGAAGCAAAAGCGTGAATCGTATGAGGCACGCATTAAGGATCTTGAAGAGCAACTAAAAGCCTCTAAGGATCGCGAAGCTTCGCTCAACGCTGATCTGGAAAAAGCGCTAAGCCAGGATGATGTAAACGCAGCGGTAAAGGAAGCCCAGGAAAAAGCGAAAGCCGCATCTGACAAGGCTGCAAGCGACTGGGCAGCACGTGAAAAGATGCTGACTGTTACCAATGCACTTTTAGCTGCAGGATGCAGCGACACGGTTGCTGTTATCGCCCATCTCGACATGAACGAAATCGAAGTAGCTAAGGATGGCCATATCTCTGGCTTGGATACCGCCAAACTAGCTGAGTCTTATCCCTATTTGTTCCAGAAAGAAGCCACGAACACACAGACGTTATCAAGCGCAGGTACGCCTGGTGGGGCTGGCAAGAAGATCACCAAAGCTGAAATTGTCGCAATCAAAGACCCGCAAGAACGACGTCGCTTGATTGCCGAAAACCAAGATTTATTTGAATAGAAAGGAACACACATGTCAGCAGAAACTGGACTTCAGAAAGCTGAAGACTTCGCTAAGGTATCTGAGATTGACTTTGTTTCTCAGTTTACTGAAGGCATTCGCGTACTTCAGGAAGTACTTGGCCTTACCCGCAAGATCGAAAAGGTACCAGGCCAGGTAATTAAGGTCTACAAGGTAGTAGGAGAGCTTGAAGACGGCACGGTAGGAGAAGGCGAAGATATCCCTCTGTCTCACTACGAAACCGAGGTAGCTGATACCTTCGAACTTGATGTCAAAAAATACCGCAAGGTAACTTCCCTTGAAGCTATTAACGACAAGAGTTATGAGCAGGCAGTAACCGATACCGACGATAAGATGGTTCGCCAGATTCAGGGCACCATTAAGCAGTCTTTCTTTGACTTCCTGCCTACTGGTACTGGTCGTGCAACTGGCGTAGGTCTTAAGGGTGCACTTGCTCAGACTTGGGGCCAGCTTAAGGTAATCACCGAGGATTACGATGTAGCAGACGCTGATCTTATCTACATGGTTAACCCTCTTGATATCGCGAGCTACCTTGAAGACACCGAAGTAACGGTACAGACCGTCTTCGGCATGACTTACATCAAGAATTTCTTGGGCCTCTATGACGTGCTCGTTTACTCTGGCGTAGAGCGCGGTATGGTTTATGGTACTGCGAAGAATAATCTCATCCTCTACTACACCAACCCTCGCAATTCCGATATTGCTAAGGCGTTTGATTTCACGACTGACGAGACTGGTTATGTAGGCGTCCACCACGACACCACCTACAAGAACATGACTACTGAGACTACGGCAATTTGCGGCATTGCCTTATATGCCGAGCTGCTTGACTGGGTAGTTGTTGGCTCTATTGGTGCTAAGCCAGCCGAATCCGTAACGCTTTCTCAAAAGACCATGTCTATTGGCGTTGAGGAAACCAAGCAACTTAGTGCTACGGTAATTCCAGCAGAAGCCGGCAAGGCAACCTTCGCATCTTCTGCCCCAGACAAGGCAACCGTAGATCCTGATACTGGCCTAGTAACTGGTGTAGCTGCTGGTTCTACCAATATCACTGCAACCGTAGGAGATAAGACTTCTGCAGCATGCGTTGTAACGGTAACCGGTGAATAGTCATGGCTGGCCCAGTACCAACATACGAGTATTACTCCAAAGAGTTTGGCGGGTCACTTAGCCAGGATGATTTCCAGGCAGTTATTTCTAAGGCGGTGGCGCGCGTCAATGCGCGCTGCTGCCTTTTTGATTTGTCCGATTTACCTGATAAAGAACTGACTGCGTATCAAAACGCGTGCTGTATTGCATGCGATGCGCTCACCGATCCAGCGGTGTCGAGCTATACCGCATCGAAGGTTAGCGAGACATACGTCGATGCACCAACCATGGGCATCGATGACCTGATTGAGCAGTGTTTATCAGGCACCTATCTGATTGAGACAGCGCTATGAGTATTTATCCTCACACCGTCACTGCCTGGATTAAGGAAACCGAAGGTCGCCAGGCAATTTGGGAAGGGCCTGAGATCCTTACGCGGGTACGCTTTGATGAAGTCTTTGGTGCTACCCCAGGCATCCAGGGCGACACATCAAATCGCAGCGTAACAATGTTGATGCCAGGATCAGCCGAACCGCTCAAAAAGGGTGATCGCGTGATTATGGGTGCTCATACAGAAGAGAAACCACCCCAAGATGCCTTTACGGTTGAGACATCATCCCCTATCTACATTGGCTCTCATATACATCACTGGGAGCTGACGCTGACATGAGCGGGTCTATACAGATTCGTGTAGCCGCAGTTAACGTGGGGCTCGCTCTACAGAAAGCAGACCTTATGGAAACCGCTGCAGTAACCGCCATATCTCAGGCAGTTGTGCGTGATAGCGAGCCATACGTTCCTAAGCGTGAGGGTAAATTGCGTGCTTCCGCAGAAACGGAAAGCGACTATGAAGTTGGCAAGGTTCGATACGGCAGTGCAGCAGTACCATACGCAGCACCGCAGTACAACGCACCTGGCGGTTGGAAATACACCACACCTGGAACAGGTCCTGATTGGTACAGCAAAGCAGAGGGCAAGCACCTCAAGCAATGGATTAAAGAGGGAGAGCAAGCAGCAAAAGAGGAGGCAAGCAAATGAACTATGTTAATCCTGAACTGGCGAAACAGATTCTAGACCTGTTTGAAGAGGTTGTAAAAGCAAATGGCGAGCAAGTAGAAATACACTTCGAAGAGTTAACCGCCGAACCTGGACCACTTCCGCGCCTTATGCTATCAACCAGGAACAGTTCTACCGACGCTTCGACAGGCTATATATCTGGTGAGTATGCCTGTCCATTCCCATGTTTGTTGACGTTACGTATAGCTGCCGAAGATGAGCAAGACAGGCTCGATGCAGACAAGTACCTTCGTAGTGTTACTTCTGCATTCTTACCAAAAGCAACCATACTTCCCGATTTCGTCGCATACCGAAAGCCAACTGCATCAATCCCCTACTGCTTGGGACGCACGAGCGCCTTCGAGGACTGGCAAGTGACATTCGACCTTAACTATATCCAGAAACCAGAATAAATAGAAAGGAGCCACAAACATGGCTGAAGATAATACCGAAGTACCAGTATGGGGCGACGAACTCAAATATCTTATTAACACTGCAGGCAGCGAATCTCCTTCGTGGCAGGACATTACCCATCTACTTTCTTGGGAAGATGAAGGAGACGAGCAAGCATATGAGCCTAGTTATATCGACCAGCGCCTACCCTCCAAGTACGTATTAGGAAACAAGGCTTCCATTTCTTATGAGAAGGACTTGTTCCGAAATAACACACTTGATTCCTTCTTCCAGCAAAACGAGGGTAAATCGAACCTTCCTGTTGAGATCTTGCGTGTCTACTCCTGGGTTGAAGGTTCTAGCGCAACCAAAGTACTTGCAAAGAAAGCTCCATTTTTGCTTTCTACCCAGCTGCTTTCTAAGCCAAACTCTGGCGAGCCAGTAAAGGCAACAGGCACTCTTGATATGGCTGATAACGGAACCTGGGAAGAAGGAGATTGGGACTCTTCTACCAGCACCTTCACTCCATCGGGGGAATAACTCCACCATCTGATGCTTCGGGTGGGACTGAGCAATCAAGCCCCACCACAGATGGTGAGGACGAAGCAGAAAGCGACAACAACGAGGAGGTCTTATAAATGGGCTTTGAGTTTAAGCAGACTTTTGTCCCGGTCGAGATCAACGGCAAAGAGTATCAGGTACGTGTGGGGGATCTTGATGCTATCGATGAGACCAAGAAGGTAGTTGCTCGTATCCAGAAGCTCACAAAGAATAACAACCTTGATGACACCGCGAAGATGACTTCCATCTTTCGTGAAATGCGCAATCTCATTGCAGGCATGATCGGCCAGGAAGCATGTGATGAAATCTTTGAGGGTCGCGGTAATAACTTCATGGAAACTCTGCAGTTACTTACCTATCTCAAGAAGACCGCCGCAGACGCCCAAAAGGAAACCTCTATGCAGGAACTTTTTAAGGAATTTGGTGTCTAGAGATGCTTAACCTCCTTACCAAGCAGATGCCGTCAACAGTTGATGTTGGCGGCATTTCTGTTCCCATCAACACTTCATTTCGCACTTGGATAGATATTTGGACTGTAGTCGATAATCCAAAAGCTTTGGATTGGAAGAAAGCGGCAGTGATCCTACTTAAAGCGTTTCCGCATGAGCCACAAAGCGACGGATCAGTTCCCTATCAAATTGCAGTAGTGCATACCGAGGAAGCCTTAACGGCAGCTCTTGATTTCCTCCAACGCAAATCAATTCATGGGCCAGAAAAGCCACCCACCAAACAGCAGCGCCGTCTGAAAAAAGTGCGTCTGTTTGATTGGAAATACGATGCCGTGAGGGTCATATCTGACTTCGAACGTGAGTACCACATCGACCTAACCGACCCTAAAACTGATATGCACTGGTGGCGCTTTATGAGTTTATTCGACGGCCTTAGTGACACTTCACAAACCATGGAAGCCATCAGAATACGTGCGGTTGATCTGGACGACAAGAATCTAAACAAGCAAATGAGGGCAAGTTACAGGGAGAGACAGCAAGCCCTCATGCTACCAGCCCGTACCAGAGAGGAGGCAGCCCACAATAGACACATAAGGGGCATGGATGGCTGACGGGCAGATTGAGATTGATATTACTGCTAATATCGAGCAGTTTAAGCAAGCAGTACAAGGATTAGTAGACCAGGTTAAACGTGAATCTAAAGGCATGGCAACAAACCTAAGCACTATAGGTAATGGCTTGTCTAATTTCGGCAACATCATGACCATGGGCGTTACCGTCCCATTAGCCGCTGCTGCTGGCGCGGCTGCCAAGTTTTCGTTTGACACCATAGCCGCAGCGGAACAGGCCAGTATTGCATTCGAAACAATGCTTGGTCCTCAAAAAGCACGCTCGATGTTAGAAGACCTTGCAGACTTTGCGGCTAACACTCCATTCGAGCTGCAAGGTCTTGAATCATCCACTCAAAAACTCATCGCAATGGGATTTGAAGCAGAAGAATGCATCCCGTTGCTCACCTCTATTGGTGATGCCGCATCTGGCCTTGGTGCAGGCCAAGCTGGAATCGATCAAATCACACGCGCTCTTGGCCAAATGAACGCCAAGGGTAAAGTGTCCGCAGAAGAAATGATGCAGCTAACCGAGACTGGTATCCCAGCTTGGCAATACTTAGCTGACGTTATATCTAATGGCGACATCCCTACCGCCATGCAAATGGTTACCAATGGTGTAGTAGACGCTGATACTGCAATACAAGCTTTGCAAGACGGTATGAATCGCGATTTCGGCGGCATGATGTCCAAGCAGGCACAAACGCTTACTGGCGTGTTATCCAACATGGCAGATGCCGTGCAAAAGCCTTTGATGGCGATCAAAGACACTGATGGATACAAGGATCTCACTGCAGCACTAAGTGATCTTACCGATTCTCTTGGGCCATTCGTTGAATCATTAATGCCGCACTTGGAAAGCGTATTAAAGAGTGGCGCTGGCGCAGTGAAAGTATTTGCTGGCGCGCTCGATAGCTTCAGCAACATGAGCGAAGAAAGCCAAGCTGGCGTTCTGCAATTCGTGCTTGCTCTTGCTGGCGTGGGTCCCGCAGCGAAGGTTGCTGGTGCTGGCTTTAATGTTGCTGGTAGCGCTGTTGGTTTTCTCACTAAAGAGATAACCGACGCCGACGGCAAAACTACCACTTGGGGCGCCACGCTAAAAAACACCGCATCTGACCTTGGTGCTTTGAGAATCGCAGGAGTCGCATTAGGCGGTGTCTTGGTTGCTCTACTGGCAGGATTCGCTGTAGATCAGATCATTAGTTACGCTACTGAAGTTAGAAATCTCGAATCGGCAACTACCGGACTTATTACCGCACAGGAAAGCGCTCAAGAAGCGGTCTATGGCACAAACGATGCAGCTGAATCTGGTATAAACTCGTGGCAAAGCTACAGTGATGCAATTGATAGCTCCATCGCTAAATCTGCCGAGATGGCTCAATCGTTCCAGGACACATGGGCTGAATACTATACCAATGAACAATTACTTAATCGCTATGTTGATACAATCCAAGAACTTGCAGGGCAGACTGGTTTAACTGCATCTCAGCAAGGAGATTTACAGCGAGCGGTTGAACAATACAACTCGATAACTGGCGATTCGGTTGAGGTAACCGATGCAGCGTCAGGCGCACTGTCGAAATCAGCCGACGAGATCAGAAACAATGCTGATGCATGGCTTGAAAACGCCAAAGCGCAAGCCTATGCAGACTCAATTGCCGAAGCAACAAAAACGCTTGTTGAACAAGAGCAAACCTACCAGACATCAAAGCAGGCTCTTGAAGAGCTGCGAGCTCAATACGAAGCAACAGGATCAAGTAACGAATATCTAGCGCAGCAGATTGCTAACGGAGAAGCAGACCTCCGAAAGCAGCAAGAAACAATGAACGCCACCAAAGGCACCATTGAGTCATATAGCAACTCGATGGATGGTGTTGCGCAAAGCGTTACGGCATTTATTGGGACAAGTCAAACATGGCTTGATGCTATGGGAGAATCTGGCATCGCGCTTGAATCTATGGGCGGATATCTTGATGCGCTAGGCATCAAACAAGAGACCCTTGCTAGTATGACTCCAGACCAAGTTAACACGATTGTTAGCGCCTACGATGCGCTGTCTCAAAAAGGTATCGATGTTAATAAGTTTGCTTCTGACATGGCAGCTATTGGCTTGTCGCAAGAGCAGCTCGCAGCAGCAACGCCCGATCAGATGAGTGCGCTTGCGGATGCTTGGACAGGATTTACTAATGCTGGATACAACGTTAGCGACTTTAAGAGCCAACTCGAAAGCGTTGGGATAAGTCAACAGGATCTGGCTAACCTCACCCCTACCCAGATAGCGCAGATCGTGAGCGCCTACAGCAGTGGGCAAGCGAGTATCGATCAGATTGCCGAAGCTATTCGTACTGGCACCATTGATAAGCTTGGTCAAGCAGGATCCGGTGGCTCGCAAGCATATGCAAGTGGCCTAAGCAGTGGTCAAGGGAGCATTAGTGGAGCAGCTCAGGGAGACGCTAATGCTGCTACTGGTCCACTCGAAGAAGCAGGAAGCCAAGGTGGCGATTGGGGCAGCCATCTTGGACAAAACTTCGCGAATGGTCTTAGCGGTGCGGTTGATTGGGTAGCTAATGCGGCAAACTCTATCGCAAGTACGGTAAGCAACATCCTTGGTCACTCAGTTCCTAAGGAAGGTATTCTGCGCGAAGGCGGACGCGGCGAAGCTGTCTGGGGCGAGCATTTGGTTGAGAACCTAGCAGGCGGCATGCTGAGAAAGATTAGCCTGATTGAAGATGCGTCCGTAAAAATCGCAAATAGCATTGCCAAGAAGGTGCAAAACACCTCTTTGCCAATGATCAACATTGATGGACAACTCAGCTCACTTGCAATACCGGACAACATGTCAGCTCAGCTTGCTCAAGTATCTACAGCAAGCATTATTCAGGCACCAATCGATAACACCAACTTTACCGCTGATCTAAGTGACGGATTCAATTCAATTGTCTCAAAGCTCGACGAGGTAACTTCACGCATCGACAAGATGGACAAGAACATCTCAGCGAAACTCGCAAGTCCAGTACAGATCAAATACAACCGCCGTGAATTAGGACGCATGCAAAGGGAGGTAGTGTAGATGCCTTTTAATATGGCCATAAAATACGTCAACCACAAAAACGAAACCATTTCACTTGGCGACGGTGGCCCTCTGCATTATTTCGCCAATGCGATTCGAGACTGGGAATGGACGCCCAATGAGGTTAACGGCAAAGTGTCCTCGTTCACCCGAAGCCCTATCGATAAGGATTTACCTATAGGCATTGCTGCCGACACCGAAGAAGAAGGTCTGCTCCTGCGTGATCAAATCTACGAAATCGCGGAAAAAGATAACCTAACCATGCTACCCGACAGTGAAGAGGATCCGACGCCAGGTAAGCTCTATGTCAATGATTGGTATGTCGAGCTATTCATGAGAAAGTGTTCCTTCGACAACTACCATTTTGATGATCGATTCGCAGAGATGACTATGGATTGCCATATCCCCTATCCTGCTTGGATTAAGGAGGAGCTAGAGCAATTCAGAATGGAGATCGACACTATGTCGGATTCCGACTACCTCGATTTCCCGTTTGACTTCCCGTTTGACTTCAAGCGTCCACGATCAAGCAAAAATATCATCAACAGCTCGCTCATGCCATGCGACATACTTATTCGCATCTATGGCCCAGCTCTTAACCCATACGTGAACATTGGCGGAAATATCTACCAGGTCAACGTCAATGTACCTGACGGATCCAGGCTTGAAATCTATACCAGAAAGGACCATCAAAGCATCAAGCTAATCAATCTCTATGGCAACGTAACCAATTGCTTCAACAATCGAAACAAGGGTATTAAAGGCTCTGGTGAATACATATGGCAAAAACTAGCCGTAGGAAACAATACCTTGTCATGGGACAACTCCTTTGATTTCGATGTCGTGAAGTACTACGAGAGGAGTCAGCACCCATGGAGCAACTGATTTACACCGATGCTAATCGTATCGATCAGGGCGTGCTGAATAACGCAACGCTCGATCTTGAATACGGACGCGATGAAAGTGAACAAGCAAATACTTTCGAGGTATCCATCGATCGCAACTCGAAGATCCGCCTAGAAGACAAGGCTCTCGTATACATCGAAGGCACAGAGTATGGCGGCAAGATAACTGGCATTGGTACAAACACTACAGAGGATGTTATTACCTACAAAGGAATGACGTGGCACGGTCTACTAAATGCCCATGTCCTTGGTCCCGATAACGGACAAGATTATCTTGTTCTTACCGGAGAAGCTCATGCTATAATCCGCAGCCTCATTGAAAGAATGAACCTGCAGGATACCTTCACCTCACCAATGACTTCAAGCGGCATTACTGTGGACTACCAGGTCCGCTACGAATACGGGTACTTCGCTATTCTCGCTATGCTTAATGCTTCATCAGCTAAACTCAAGATGACTTTCGACGGTGGCATGATGGTGCTCTCCGCCGAACCCATTGCCGACTATTCCGACAGCGATGAGCTTGACACCACACAGATCGAATTAGAGATCGACAAGGATTACCTCCCAGTCAATCATCTTGTATGCCTTGGCGAAGGCGAGCTGAAGAACCGAATCGTCCTGCATTTTTACGCTGATGCTAATGGCAATGTATCCACGACCCAAAGCCTTTTTGGAGCAGACGAAAACACTCTGATATATGACTACACCAATGCAGACAGTAATGAGCTAAACGAGAAGGGCCAAGAAAAACTCAAAGAGCTGCAAAACTGTGATACCGTCAAGGTCGACATACCTGAAGGGCGGGTGCTTGATATCGGCGATCTTGTTGGCGCAATTGATCCAATCACTGGAATCTACGTAGCAACTGAAGTTACTTACAAGACCGTCACAATCAGCTCTAACGGCCTTGTAAGCATTGCATACAAAGTTGGTGATACATCAGCCAGTAAATCCATGACTGGACGTTCTGAGAGCTCTGGCGGTGGCGTTAGCTACTCTGCAGGTAAAGGTATCACTATCACAGGTCGCACCATCAATGCGGACGTCGATGCAGCTGACCTAGAAGAAGTAAGCGAACTGGCATCAGACGCAAAGGAGCAAGCGTCCGATGCCGCTGCAGCAGCTTCGTCAGCGCAAAGCGCCGCAGATGCCGCCCAGGCTACGGCAGACGGAGCGGTGGCTACAATCGAATCAGCTAGTCCACTGAGCGCAGCAAGGGATGGCAGTACGGCATCGCTTTCGCATGACAACAGCGGCGTATCTGCTGGCGCTTATGGTGCCGCATCTAACACAACCGCCGACTGGGGGGATACCGTTAACGTTGGTCCTCGCGTAAGCGTAAACGCAACAGGACACATTACCGATGCCCAAGGCAGGACGGTCACGCTTCCAGGTAACACTGCATCGCAAGATGCCAAAGGCTTAATGAGCGCAACCGATAAGGCGAAGCTTGACGGAATAGAGCAAGGTGCAAACAAGACCGTTGTTGATGCCGCTCTAAGCTCAACAAGCACCAATCCAGTCCAAAACAAGGCGGTAAAGTCTGCCTTGGATGATAAATCCGACAGTGACCATACACATAACTACGCAGGTGCAAGCAGTCCAGGCGGTGCCGCCACCAACGCCAATAAGCTTGCAATAGCACGCACAATCAAGCTTACAGGCGCGGTAAACGGCCAGGCTACCTTTGACGGCTCAGAAGATATAACCATCAACGTAGAGGGAGATAGTGCGGCTGCTGGCTTTTTAGCAGCGCACCCGGTTGGATCCGTATACGAAAGCACCTCATCGACAAGCCCTGCAACTACATACGGCGGGACTTGGAAATACTGCCCAGGATTCGAGTTCCATCGCTGGGTAAGAACAGCCTAAGTGACACTACCAAGACCATAACCTCACTGAACGAAAGCGAGGTTATGGCATGGGCGTTGATACTAACTACAGTAAATGGACTTGTGATAAGAAAAATTGCGGAACTGAGGAACACATCAAAGTAGGTGGCGCTCGTGAAGCAGCGTGGGGCAAGTTCGACCGCATAGACTCCAACGGTGTATCGACTGAATACTACCTATGCCCTGAACATAAAACGAAATACCAAGAGCTCGTTCAGCAAGAAGACAAAGATTTTCAAGCATGGCTGAACGGAGTTGATGAGTAATGGAACTTGTAACTGGCTTTGCTGGACAGGCACACGTAGACCCCATAGACATGGCTCACGTCAATGCTGTAGCTTTTGGTCATGATGCCTATTTGCTAGATACTCAGAACAAGCTTAAACCCACACTGGAAACAGCAAACAAACTTGTAGTAGATACTGGCGATCTAATGATCCAGGGACACCATTTTACCGTTGTGCAATCGGAAGAGATCGCCTTGCAATCTGGCGTAAGCGGCCAAAAACGTAATGCTCTTGTGTGCGCTCGATACGAGAAGGCCGAAGGTACTGGTGTCGAATCTGCATCATGGATTGTAAAGTATGGTACTGCCACTACTGGCACTCCAGCTGATCCGTCGGTAACTACTGGCAACATTCTTGATGGTGTCGATTCCGTGCACGATGAGCCTATTTTCCGTATCGAATATGACGGTATTACTCCCGGGGATCCAATCCTTTTGGTGCCTGAATTCCAGTCAAACGCAAAGTTCCGGGATTCTATATCCCAACCAATTAAAACTGAACAGATCGAAGAAGGCTGCACGCTTTACTACTATCCCGATAATACGGTCGAGATCAACGTTTACGACATGATCATGAGAAACGAAAATACATGGACACTAGGTACCCTTGATAAGCCGCCACACCACAAAGCCTGTATGGCGCTCTGCGCATCTGATGCAGACCATACAGGCACTTTATGGGTAAACGACAGCGGACAAGTTGTATGCAAGCACAACACTAGCGGCACATATCACTACAACGGCAACATGCGTATTCCGCTTAATTAGTTGCAACTTACTCTACAGCAACCCAGAATAATGTCCGATCTTGCGTAGGTCTGGCACTTCCGCCCAGATTACGCAGCGTTATTCTGCAACTCGCTGTAGTTATTTCTGACGGTGAACAGATGAACCACGATTCCTCGCTTGAACACACAACGGTAGGTGCGCTTTCGAAGGGCTCAAGGAAAGTTACGATGTACGAAATTACATCGTTTGCAGAAACAGTATTTGCTCGAATATTAATCTGTCCTGATTGAACAATGCGGGATATAGAAAACTAGCCCATGAAATAGACAAGCTCTCCATCAATGTGCAGCTTTGCATTACTGCCAGGATTAAGTTGTAGTGTTCCGTTTGTATTTAATTGCACAGGAATAGAATAAAAGACACCATCGCTATTTGAGCGTTCTCCTTTAAGGCTGCTTTTATACCTGGCGCTTGGACGGTACTGTTCCTCTAGAGTAGCAACCGTTGTCCATCCCCATTCATAGTTCGCGGTTATGTCGTGAAATATAATGATGGCTAGCTTGCCTAAAACACACAATGTGATGCCATCGGTAATCATGACGGTTTTAATTAGGGATATAGAATGCCGTCATTCGCGCTCACTCGCAATTGTCAGTGATGCTGTGAGTGGCGTGTTAGTGATCTTTGGTGCGTGATCAAACAGATAGTCTTGCCATATGGATTGTGCGTGCTTGATGATCGATTTTCGCGGGACTATATAGTGGTTGTATGCAGTCATGATATTGGAGTGACCAAGGAACATTGCTACCGTTTCTATGGCGATTCCTGCTTCTACGGCGATTGTTGCCCATGAGTGACGCATGTTTGTCATGGTGACAACGGGGAGCTTACTCCGTTCGCAAAACACCTTTATTCGGCGGGCGATGTTTTGAGGGTTGTCAGGGTTTATAAAACCTTTTGGCTTTCCTAGCGATACCCAAATTGTATGTAAGCGTTCTTTGGCGAACTTAGGCAGGTAGAGTATTCGATTCGACTTTCGTGTTTTGGTCGGGAGTATAACCACCTTCCCGCGAACATATTGTCGGCTTCGGCAAATTGATACAGAGCCACTTTTCCAGTTTATGTCATCCCAGCGGATGCCGTAGTTTTCGCCAGGTCTAAGTGCGAGCGTAGAGCCGACTATAACGGATGTTTCGTCCTTGTGGTTATAAAAGCCACGAAGGCGCTTTGCTGTTTCATTTGCTGTGATTGTTTTCGGGCGGTAGATCGGTTTTGCTGGCAACTCAATGCCTTGTGTTGGATTCCAGATGCGCAGCCTGAATTTTCGTATCGCCCAGTTAAACAATTGACGTAAACACTTGTAAGCCTTTTCTGCTGCACCCGCTTTGGTAAAGCCATCTACCCACGCTTGGATTTCTTCAGGTTCGATTGCTTCTATTTCGCAATTCCCGAACGTAGGGAGTATGTAGAGATTGATCGATGATCTATAACCATCAACCGTAGATGCGCGGCGGCGTTGTTCTTTTTCTGCGAGGTATGCGACTGATATTTCGTTGATATTCATAACGGTTCCTTTCTTTTGGACGTGTCCTTATGTGTCCAAATATGTCCATAAATCCCAAGCCTTAAACCCGTCAAATTCGACCTATTTAGCTTGGGATTTTTAAGTGACACACGCCCGATTATGTCCTGGACGAAAGGACAACAATGTCGGATTTCTGCCAAGACCACAGCGAGCATGCTCGCGCCATTAGCCACCACGACACACGGTTAGACAAACACAGCGAGACATTAGACGAGCTCAAAGAGAGCCAGTTTGATCTGCGTCTTAATGTGCAAAAACTGACCGACATCGAAACGCAAAACAGCGAAATCTTTGCCCGTCACGATCACATGCTGGCTGAACACGATCAGCGCATCAGCGCAATCGAAGATCAGCCAGTAAATGATGTGAAAAGGATCAAAGATTACGCCTTAAGTGCGTTTGGTGGCGCTATTGGTACTGGCCTTATCGCGTTGTTGGTTCTTGCGTTAGTTCGATCGATCGGAATGTAAGGAGGTAAGTCATGGACGAGCAGAATAAGCCACCAGCATGGTTAATCCCTAGCAAGGTCTACGACGTGCTTAAGTGGGTCGGCCTTATCGTGTGCCCCACAACGGCAACCTTAATGCTGACTGTAGGCAATGCGGTAGGCATCCCTTGTACGGCTGAGATTGCTACGTGCATCACGGCTGTTGGTACTTTTATCGGTGCCATCATCGGCGCGTCTGCCATCAAGGGAGGTGGCGGCAATGACGCAAGCGACTAAGCGCAGTGTATCCTTAATTGCCTTTGTGTCTGTTGTCGCACTTGCTGTTGCGCTGCTTCTCCCTAACTCGGCCTGGGCGTATACCCAGAAGGAGAAGATTATTAGTAGTGGCCATGGCTCAATCAGTCCGTCTTATTTGGTTATCCATGAGACGGCTGATCCAGGAGCTACGGCAGATCAGTTGATGCGCTATTGGCAGAACAACCCTAATGCCTATGTTGTGCACTATACGATGGACTTAGATGGTGATGTGGTCTACCATGCCATGAAGGACAATCGTAAGGCATGGCACGTTGGTAACGGTAACGCCTATACCGTAGGTATTGAGCTTTGCCACGCCACCAACCAGGCAGACTTTAATTCCCAGTGGAATGAGGCCGTTAAGTGGGCAGGTGATTACCTCAACTCTAAGGGATGGGGTATCAACCGCTTGCTTTGCCATAATGATTGCCGTCTTAAGTGGGGCGGAACTGACCACACAGACCCGATTAGCTATTTCAACAGCTATGGCAAGTCCTGGTCGCAATTCAAGGCTGCTGTGCAGTCTTATATGCAATCTGGTCAGTTTTCCGAGGCTACAGGTGGCAGCTCCACTGGCTCGGGAGGTAGCTCCGCAAGTGCTGGACACAGCGGAACAGGCTTTGGCGGAACTTATACAGTAATGGCATCGAGCCTTAATATCCGTACCGCTCCGAGCACTTCTGCTGGCATTGTCGGCAGCTATGCACGTGGCGGTAAGGTTGTATTAGATGACTGGTATAAGATCGCTGACGGCTACGTCTGGGGTAAGTACACCGCTTACTCTGGCAAGACGCGCTATGTTGCTGTAGGTAAGCCTACGGGCGGCTATGATCCTAGCGACTACTTGGTTAAGGGCGGCAAGACTACCAGTTCCACTGGCTCCACTAAGTCTGGCGGATGGTATACGGTAGACGTAAACACCGCTCTTAATGTGCGCAGCGGTCCTGGCACCAATTACCGCATTACTGGTCAACTCCATGATGGCTACGACTTGCATGTACAGTCAATCTCTAACGGCTGGGCCAAGTATCAAGCTTACAGTGGCACCCGCTATGTAAGCGCACAGTATTTAGATGCGGCATAG